TGTATTCTCCACAGGGGGCTCCATCGGGGCCGAGGACTTCCATCTTTTGGCCTTGATCAGAGCCTTCCCTTGTGGCAAGGATTTTGAACGATTTTTTAGACATGGTTATGGGTTATTGAGCTTTCTTCATGAGCGCGACAGCCTCCGAAAGATGTTCCGGAGTGTAACCGTCGCGTAAAATCTTTGCCTGGAGCTTCGCCCGCTCCGCGTCCAGCCAATTCCGGCTAAATGGCTTCTTTGCTGACTCAGGAGGATTCAAGAAAGAATCCACGGACTGCCAGCCGTCGATGTCAGTAAGGAATAGCTCAATCTTCACCTGCGTAAGCTTACTGGCGTCCATCTGAGACATGACCACAGCCAGGGCCGCAGAATCTCCCGCGAGCGCCGCCAGCACCTTTGCTGACTGCGGAAGGCTCATGGTGGCAACCAAAGCCGAAATGGCCGTTGGGCTGTGCTGTAGCGCGCCTACGGTGTCTGCTATTTGCGTGGTCGATAGTTGGGCGACGAAAGCAGAAAATGCGGTTGGGTTCTTCATCACTTCGACTGTGACGCTGGCGAGTTGATCGGTTGTAAGTTGGGCCACGAGGGCAGAGAGCGCCGATGGGTTGCCGAAAACGGACAAGACCACATTAGCTATTTCGCCCGTGGTAAGTTGAGCAACGAGCGCCTGAATTTTGGACGGGCTTGGCGCGGTCGAAGCGAGTACGGCGATGAGGTCAACCGCAATGGGTTTCAGCGTCCATACCGTCTGGACGGGTGCAACAACGGCAACGGGTGCCGTCGCTGTCGGCGTGATGGTTGTAAGGGGCGCTGTGTCTTCGTCGGCATCGTCCGCGTGAAGTACGGACGATGCCACGAAGAGCGCCGCCAGGATGACGTCTGATTTCATTTAGTTGGCCTGCAATTCAGCGATGGTGAACGCCTGCCCCTGGCTCTGCGCGCTTACGAACGCATTGGCGCGCACAAGGTTTGTGTCGATGTTCCTAAGCCACTGCGCAACGAAGGCCGTAGCCGTGTTGAGCTCCGTTCCGGAGGGTGCGGTTGCGAAGGCATTAACGGCGACCTTGAGCGCCGTAACGCTGTCGGGCGCATTGAGGGCATTGATGTCCACAGAGTCTCCCAGGAACGTAACCTTGGGGACCGTGACACTCGCAATCGGGTTGGTTCCCTGGCCGTCCTTCTGATACTGGATAAACGCATTGGCCCGCACAAGGTTGGTGTCCAGCGCACGGAAGGCGCTAGATACGGCGTCAATGCCGGTTTGCGTATGCTGGAAGTCCTCGACGATATACACCAGCTTTGCCCAGGCAAGCGCATCGGAGGCGCGAAGCGCAACCTTGCACTGGAATGTGAGCAACACGGCCTGTGATCCGTTCCACCCGAGAACCGGGGCAACGGTCGCAATCGCGCTGGCGTAGTCGCCGTTTTGATACTGTGCCTGTCCCTGCTGATAGACGATGCTCGCGTAATACTGCTTCGCCGAAAGCGCTTGAGACGCACCGAACGTGGTAGAGCTAAGAAGCGGCTGGAGGTATGCCACTTTGTCAGCGAGTACCGGCGTAGCATCCGTCTTATACTTTACGGCAGACCAATACAGGATTGAGATTACATTGGGATCGGTTATCGTCCCCGAAAGGGTAGGATCGGCTAGCACCTGCGCATCAAACTGCGGGAAGGCATTCAGAAGGTGAATCACGGGCCGCGCGTTGAGAATGAAGAACACGGCATGGCCATCCGCGGAGGCATCCGCCGTGCCGCTAGCCAGGATGGCGTTGGCGATCTGGAGCCGCTGAGGGACCGACAACTTGGGATCGTTGTAAGTGCCGGTGCGTGGGTCCGGGGTCGGCGATGCTACGGGCGTAGGAGAAGGCGCGGGAATGGTGACTTGAGCTTGTGAGTTACCCGTGAGCGCAATCAAACTCAAGATCGCGGCGGCCATTAGGGTTTGTGTTTTGTGCATAAATCAGTTATCGAGTTGCTTCCACGCGCTTCCATTCCATCCCCAGAAATGATGATCCGAAGTGTTGTCGCAATATATGGTTCCGATTGTCGGCGATGACGGCGCTCCTTGCGGGGCGAATACAATCGCTTTAGCAGTGATGATTCCGGTGGCAGTATCAACGGAGGCCGTAGCCGGGTAATTGAAGTAAATATGTGAGCCGGTCCAAGTTAGTATGGGGGTAATTCCATCTTCGGCCAGGAGTTGCCGGTGTACGGGGTCAATCGCAATCTTGCCATGAACCTTGCCCGTGTTGTCGAGGATTCCGCCCGGCAGAGACAAGGCGCCATCGCCCCAGGTCATCAGCCAGTTATCGCCCGAGAGCGCCAGGCAGCCGCCGATTTGAAGCACAGGACTTGTGCCCGTGGTTTCGAGACCGGCAGTAACCAGCATGAGCGGGGAGGATGCCATTTCGCCGCCAGCCGTGCCGCTGCGCGATAGAGTGACCGCAGGGGAGTTGAAATGCGTGTCCTGGTTGAAGATGCCAGCCGACGCGCCAGACTGAGAGTAGCCGACAAATGGAGCGTCCTGTAAGCCGGAAGAATGAAATATCTTCTGGCCTTCAACTTGCTGTGTGATCGTTCCCGTTGTGAGAGGTGCCTGAGACGTCGGAGCCGGATTCTGTGCGAGCGCCGCTGTGGAAAGCGACACAATGAATAGGAGTAGATACTTTTTCATGAGAAGTTAAATTACCCAATGGCCATCGAGCTTGTGCCAGTTGACACCGTCGAACCGCAAGGTAAGGAGGAAGCTCGAAGAAGGAGCCCCGGCCGCGCTGATCGTCTGGAGCAGAGTGCCCTCCGCACTCGTGTCATACACGTTCACAGTCGCGTTGCCACCATCCTCGGAGTCGATTGGCATATACATCAGTGCACCAGCTTGGGCATTCGTCCCATTCACGATGACGTCCTGATTATACGCTCCTGGACCTTGCATGGCCTCGAAGGGCTGGATATATTGCAGGAAAGAGGCCGCGGGGGCTACCTGATAGGATGCTCCACCCTCAACAGGGAATTGGACCGCGGGGGCCGCAGCACCATCTCCCGGATCACCACCACCGATGCCGCCACCAACACCTTCACCGGAGGCAACACGTTGAATCGTCAGGGCGTCCGGCGTATCGGCACCGAGTTCATAGATAGCCGAGAAGGGCCACGTGATCGTGATATCGTTGTCACCCTTGGCATCTGTCTGACCGCCCGTTGCGAGGATACTCGGGAGAGTGAAGACATAGGAGTTCCCGTAAAGATCCACGATGGTAAACTGGAGGGAACGCTTTACGGCACCATTAAATGCCAGAAGGAACGAGGAATCCGCGAAATAGAGTGTGAGTTGGCCTGTCACACGGGTCTTGGCGATCTTCGGCTGGTTCGTTCGGTCCTCGAAGAGAACGTAACGAGGCGTAATCCCGTTGTCCACAGTGAGTTGCAACGCGGTTACGACGCCGACCTCGACATCGTCTGCGAGAATCGATCCGGTAAAGGAATCAAAGCCCTTGTTCGCCGTGGTCTGGGTATAGGCACTGCCGGCGGCGAGGATCGGGTCGGCCATGTAATACTGGATCTCCCGTCCGACCATGCTGAAAGTCATCTTCGTGATGGTCTCAGGTGCCATCGCGAGGACCATCTTGCTCACCTCAGCTCCGAGAATCAGCTGGAACGGATAGGAGGCCGACGTTAAGTCCGTAAACTGACGCAGGACCGAGAAACTGCGACGGACAACACCGGGGACGATCTGGTGCGTGTCTGGATCCCATGTTCCGCACATACAGGCTTCGATAAAGTCGTCAAAGCCGCCGAAGGCAAGCTCATTCTCAATGTCCCCGGCGACCTGACGGTTGCCATGTCGGACATCCATGACCTGTCGGTTCGGGTTAATCGTTCCGGACTCGATCTTGCCTTTCGCAAGGGCAAGAGTGGTCCCCGTAATGAACTTGCGAATGAAGGACTGACCGGCGGGGAGAACGCCGTAATCCGCTTCCGCGCAAATCGAGATGGCGTGTTGTGAGGAGTTGGCTGGTGCTGGAATGGACATATTAGTCTGTTCTTGGAATTTGTGCACGCCATCTAACCGTGAACGGGACTCGGTAGAATCCGCTGACGATCTTTCCACCGGCGCGGGAGCGGGAAAGGATAGTGACGGGCTGATCCTTGTATAAGAGGTTGCCCGGGATAAAACAAGACCTTAAATCGTTAATCGTTTTCCGAAGGGTAAGCTCTCCATTCCCTGTCGGGCACAGGACATTTATCTGAAAGAGACCATCTGATTGATCTAATCCTCCCGGTCCCATTGTTCCGATTCGCTCGGTTACGGGCATGAAGAATACCTGCAGCCAGATTTGACCGGGCTGAGAGGCGAAGTCCTTATTCTCCCAAGCAAACTGATTCGCCGTAAGCATTGGCATCCCTGCGACAAGGCGCTGAATAAGGGCCTGTTGAACGGCTTCAATACTCATAGTAGTGCTGCTCCTTCTACAATGGTCGCACCAACAGCCTCGGCAGCCCCAACGACACCTTCCGCCGCGCCCTCACCCATAGTTTCAGTAGTCTCGATCACATCTTCCATACCAGAAGAGGAAGACTCCCCTCCGCCAGAAATCTTTTCTCCTTCGGAGCGAATCTCCTCCGCTACGCGGACAATATTCTTCCGAACCATACCATCCGGGGCCTTTATCGAGCTATGGCCATCATACTCGATCACATTCGCATAAGGCATCGGATTTGTAAGATAGTATGTCTCATCCTTATCCGTAACCTGTGAAGCGACTTGCATATTGATGGCGAAAGTCGGATCGTT